CGAAAACTTAGATTTCCTGCCACGAAATTTTCGATAAACTTACAAGAGTACAAGAAGACCACTTTTACAAAACACAGTTACGACGAACACACCATGCCTATCTATTCGACCCCACTAAGATTTCAGGTTTTTAAGAACCTACGTTATCTTCACACCGTCACAGGACCCAAAATTCAAACCTTTGGAGAATGGAAACAGAGCGAAGAAGCTATGAACAGGAGGAACGAATGGCTAATTAGGAAGATGAGGAAATACTATGACGAGAGCGAACTACAACAAGTGCTGACCAACAGACGAAGCAACGCCACCGACGAAGCGCTAATCAGCGACTTTCTGAAGAACGAGCAACCATTGCATCGAATACCACGAGATCAACACTACGAACGCGCAGTCAGAGTAGTTACCGAGCAGATGAGACCAAACCGAATGTTACATCCCGTAGCATACCCGGATCTCAGAGCTTACCCTTGGACGCTGAATGTATCAGCTGAACTACCTTGGACCAACCCAGAATTTGTTTACCAACCTTGGAAAGACTACGCTTATGCGAGAGATCTAGACCTTGAGACTGGCAAACCCCGCGTACATGAATTTCATGCACATGGAACCCTGAGGAAATGGAAACACGGAGTCAAGATACCAGCATACCTTAAATGGAAACAAGAACTCGAGATGATCACCGACCCGGCCCCCAGCTTTCATAATTTATACAACGAAATTTTCGAACACAATCGAAGACTTATTCACCAAATCAAAGATAAGGAAAAACCTTTCTGGAATGGAGATGAGCCTATCGCTTACCAAAGTTTGAAATTGCACGCACGTGCACACGTTGTTGCGCAAGATGAAGAAGACAAGATTAGAGCAGTTTTTGGAGCACCAAAACTACTACTGATGTCTGAACTAATGTTCATCTGGCCACTACAGGCAACCTACCAGAACAATATTAACACTGGCAGGCTACTCTGGGGCAGAGAATTGAGCCGCGGAGGATGGAAAAGAATACTGAACGAGTTCCACAAGGAACAAATGTCAACATACATTTCAATGGATTGGAGTGAATTTGACCGAAGATTACTACACGAATTAATCGACGATGTTCACAGGATCTGGAGATCATATTTTGATTTCTCGAGATACGAGCCAACAACTCGCTACCCACAAATGGGACCTGACTATGAACCTCATCGAATCGAGAATCTTTGGCAATGGATGACGAGCGCAATAAAACGCACTCCCATCGAACTACCCAATGGACAGAGATGGATGTGGATGTTTAACGGATTTGGATCTGGATATCAACAGACCCAACTCATGGACACGTTCTGTAATATGATCATGACCTACACGGTTCTAAGCAAACTAGGAGTCAATATAGAAAGCCCTTACTTTAAGAGCAGATTTCAAGGAGACGACGGAATACTCGCCTTTCCTGAAATGATGCACCGCTTTCATGGACCCAAGTTTCTTGAAATGATGCGAGAAGAAGCCGCATACTATTTCAACGCTAAACTTAGTTCGAAGAAGTCAATGATCTGGAACCACCCAAATGGACTATACGTCCTTGGATACCGTAATCAATACGGCATTCCTTGGCGCACAGACGAAGATCTGCTAAGTCATTTGATGTTCCCCGAGAGACCACAAGACTTTGGACGCCTAGCCGCATCAGCGACTGGACTCGCCCAAGCATCATTAGGATGCAGTCTACGATTCTACAACCTTTGTAAAGACATACATCATTCGATAGTTGTCGAGAAAGGAATTGAAATGAATTGGAAGGTACTCAAATGGATGAAACGAGCCGGAATGGAAGACGTTCTTAATCAACTTAAGAATTCTGAATTCCCTAGTTTTATCGACCTGCAAGCACAGGGAATAACTATGAAAAGCAGAACTGAATCTGAGAAGAATCGGTCCTGGCCAATTAAAGTCGAAAATCTGAAAGGAGAGATTGTTTTCACTCAAGCAGTGTGAATGGTTTATTTTTTCCAGTTTTTTGCAAATAACCAACGTAAGTTGGAATACACAACCCAC